CCGGGGGCAGACCCAGTTCTCCTTCGGGGCGTCGGCGGTCATCACGACCCGCCGCCCGAAGCGGATCCTCGCGACGATCATCAGTTCCGGGATCGGGGCCTCGATCATCACCGGCCAGATGGCCGCCACGATCCAGCAGCAGTCCATCGGGGCGAGCCTGACCGTGTCATCCATTGCCGCCCGGGTCGCGGCCCGGGGAACCGACGCCACGCTCGACGTGGAGTTTCCCAGCTTCACGGCCAGTGCCGTCATCGTCTAGGAGACAGAATGGCGACGATCGAGGCGACCTTCGTCCAAGGGAACACGGCACCGGACATCGTCGCCCAGCTCCACGATGAGAAGACGCCGACGATCCCGCTTCCCCTGACAACCGCGACATCGGCCCGGTTCCAGATGCGAAAGCCCGACGACCGGATCTTCCAAGTCGACGCGGAGGCGGACATCACCAACCCGTCACAGGGTCTCGTGTCCTACAGCTGGGCCGCTAACGACCTCGACATCGAGGGAGAGTTCAACACCCAGTGGGAAGTCCACTGGGCCGACGGCAAGGTGCAGACAATCGCCAAGCCGAACAGGATCCTTGTCCGTCGTCGGTGAGCTACTGGTCTGCGTGGCGGGCGTCCCACCCCGAGTACCGCCAGCGCGAAGCGGAGCGCAGGATCCGCCGCCGGAAGGCGATGACACCCGAGCAGCGCCGCGTCGACCGGGGAAGCCCGAAGCTCAAGCCGGTCCCGGAGCAACTTCCGGTCCTGATGCCGGGGCTCCAGCACGGAACGTCAATGAGCTACTGGGAAGACGAGCTGAGGCTCGATCTGGCTCAGGAGGCTGCACTCGCGCTGATCGAGGGCCGCGACCCGAGGGCTGCGGTCGAGCACTACAGGCAGCGCGAGAAGCGTTGGTACAACCTGACCTGCCCCCTCCTCTTGGACGGGGACTGAACCATCAGTGAGGGATCACGTGGCACGAGTTCTCTGGCTCAGCGACGGTGGGTGCGCCACCGGCTTCGGGCACGTCACACACCACATTGGCGAGCGGCTGGTTCGCGACTACGGTCACGAGATCCACGTCCTCGCGGTCAACTACCGGGGCGACCCGTACCCGTCCATTCTCGAACCGGAGCGCCAGTCGTACCTCCGGCTCTACACGCCGACACAGCTGTCCCCGACGGACACCTACGGGACGAGTCGGATCACCGAGCTGCTGGGCAAGCTGATCGAGGGTCCGGGCAGTGACCTCGACGCGGTGGTCATCCTCAACGATCCCAACGTCCTGCTCGACCTGCTGTTCGAGAACATCTACGACAAGGACCGCTGGCTGCTCCAGTCGCGCCCGATCCTCTACTACGTCCCAGTTGATGGCACCAACCTGCCACCGATGTGGCTCGATGTGGTACCGAAGGTCACAAACGTCGTGGCGATGAGCAAGTGGGGCCAGAGCTTCTTCCAGCCCAGCAAGATGGTCTACCACGGGGTAGACCCGAACCACTACTGGCCGGTCAAGGAGAAGCCGATCACCCTGTCGAACGGCACGGTGTGCCGGACGAAGAAGGACTGCAAGCGGGCCTTCGGGATCGGCGAGGACAGCTTCCTCATCGGGAGGATCGACTCCAACTCCGGTCGCAAGGACTGGCCCGCGTTCATCAAGGCCGTGATGCCCCTGATGCAGAAGCACAGGGACATCGAGGTCTTCATGCACACGCAGGTCAAGCAGATGACCAACGGGCTCGACATCCCGGCGATGCTGCTCCGGTGGGCCGACGTGGACACCAAGAGGATCCACACGCCGGGCGGATACACTCGCTACTCCGGCTGGCCGACGCAGGACATGAATGGTCTCATCAATGCGTTCGACCTGTTCGTCACCACATCACGCGGCGAGGGCTTCGGGCTCAGCAACGCCCAGTCGATCGCCTGCGGTGTGCCTGTAGTCGCCCAGAACGTCAGCGCCAATCCCGAGGTCATCGGACCCGGAGGCGTGCTGATCGAGCCTCTGGAGCGGCTCATCACCGTCCCCGCCGGTCAGGACATGTGGCTGGCCGACATCGATGCCTTCAGCCGTGAGATCGAGCATCTCTACGAGGCGCGCGGAGTGGTCCGCAAGCTGGGCGAGGCGGGCAGGGAACATGCACGGAGTCTCAGCTGGGACGTCGCTGCTGCCAAGTTCCATGACTACATCAGCGGACTGAGCAAGGTCGCAAGTCCGCCAGAGGAGGTAGAGACTCATGGGTGAGAGCGAGCTTCTCACGACGTCCATCCGCTTCGACATCTTCACGCGCGCTTGGAACGACGACAAGCGGGAGTGGGAGCCGTCCGCCCTCAAGGCGTTCCGCGACCCGGACGGCAGGATGCGCCTCAACGGCGTCGCGTCGTCCACGATCAAGGATCTCCACGGCGACAACATGCTCCTCTCTGCACTGGAGGACATGGAGCGGGCCATCGGCAACGGCCTGACGATCTTCGGGAACCACAGCTACGACGTGCCCGAGGACGTCTACGGGACGACCGAGTCCGCCAAGATCAAGCAGGCCGGGACGGTTGACGCCAACGGCGACCCGATCTACGATCTCCCGATCTCCGTCCTCATCAACGAGGAGAACGACCGGGCCGTCAAGACGTGGAAGGCGATCTACGGACGCGATGGAACGGGCGGCGCGAAGCTTGGCCTGTCCATCGGGGCCATGATCCCGCCCGGCGGGTTCGAGCGCGACAAGAAGTCCGGCGCGCTGACCATCTCCCATGTCGAGCTGCTGGAGACCAGCATCGTCGGCATTCCGGCCAACCCCCGCAGCTGGATCGAGAACGCCGTGAAGGCGTACACGAACCCGGCGAAGAAGGCGGCGACCACGATCCCGATCGGTCAGCCGCAGCTCACCCTTGACGCGGACGCGGGGACGTACGAGATCAAGGGCCGCCTCGACGGGATCCACCTCGGTATCGGGGACGTCGAGGCCACCACAGAAGCCATCGAGGATCCGGAGGCCGCCGCGAGCGGCGAACCCGAGATCACCGAGGCGGCGTGCCCGGACTGCGGGCACGGGAAGGCGGATGGCGGCGGATGCCAGAACGCCTTCCACTCGAAGGACGTGGAGCCTGACGTCACCGACGCCAAGGTCCGCGTCATCGAGATCGACACCGGGGACGACTCCGGTGGTTCCTCGTCGCAGGAAGCTTCATCGAGCGACCCTGCGCCCGCCGCCGAGGCGGACGAGGCGGACGAGTCCGGGGACGTGCTGTCGTCTGCTGACGACATCATCGCCTCGGTCGGGACCGTCATGGCCGATCTGGAGCCTGAAGTCACAACCATGCTCCAGCAGCTTGTCGACCTGAACCTCAGCCTGAGCCGCGAGCTTGCTGGGTCGATGGATCGGGAGCAGAAGGCCATCGCTGCAACGGCGCTCGCCGAGCAGCAGCGTGACGAGATCGCGACGCTGGCATCGACTCTGATGTCCGGCACCAGCGCGATCCTCAACAAGCTGGCCGACCAGCCGGTCGGCCGTCGCACGGTGTTCCGCGAGGTCAGCGGCCAGTTCGATGGCCTCGAAGGGATCTACTCGCGCGACTTCCTGTCGATGCTAAGGAGCAAGAAGTGAGCGGACTCTCCCCGGAGATGCTCGATCTGTTTCGGCGCAATGCCGAGACGATGGAGCAGATCCAGAAGTCGTTGCTCGCGCTGAACGATGAGCCCCGCGTCGGCTCTGCTGCGGCCCCGGCCGTCACGCAGGGCATTGGCGAAGGTCTCACAGGCCCCGCCCCCCGGCGGCTGCTGAGCGCGAAGCAGATGTTCGACATGCGCAGCGAGCTGCGCACCAAGTCCACGCCGGAGCTGCTGATGCTGTTCAGCGAGCAGGCCCGGCAGCAGAACACGGGCGTGCCCGTGGACATGTGGCTCAACCGCGCGGGCTACGCCGCGCAGGAGCGGTACAACGGGCTCGGCGGTGAGATCACCGACGACATGACCCGCAAGGCCCTCGACACGGGCGGCGCAGCGGCCCTGATCCGGCAGGATCTCGAACCGGTGTTGTACGAGCTGTACATCCGCCAGTTCCCGGCCTTCGACCGGTTCGTCAAGGAACCGGCCAACGGCCTCACCCACACCTACCAGCAGATCACGAGCTTCGGGACCGCCCAGTTCATGGCCGAGCTGGGCACGGTCGTGGACGACAAGTCGACCTACCGCCGGGAGACCACGAACGTCGCGATCATCGCGACCCGGCGCGGCATCTCCCTCAAGAGCCAGTACGCCATCACGGCGGGCGGCATGGCCTTCAACGCCGAGCAGCTGGAGCTTCAGGGTGGCCTGCGCTCCATCTCGCTGCGGATGCAGCAGGCGCTCTTCGGCGGCAACGGCACGGACTCGGGCGGCACCGCCGACAACGAGCTGGGCCTCTACGACGCGAACGGGTTCACCGGCCTCCGCGCCCACCTGAACACCGTCCGCGCCAAGAACATCGACCCCGCGACCGATCCCGAGACCACCGGCTACATCCGGCGGGCCGTGGACGACGCGGTGGTCGAGATCGTCCAGTCCGGCGGAACGGTGCCCTCGATCGCGTGGGCCAACCCGTGGGACCAGAACACCTTCAACGAGCAGCAGGACGCCAAGACCCGCATCATCGTCCCCAATCAGGTGTCGATCGGCGTGGGTGCCACTGCTCGCGAGGTCAACACGATCGCAGGCCCCGTGCCGTTCGCGATCGTCCCGGGCGACTCGATCGCGGATTACCACTCCCCCTCGTACAGCAACAACAAGGTCCGCGACCTGTACATGCTGGACGAGTCGAGCATCTCGATGCCGTTCCTCGGCACCGATGGCCCGACGGTGCTGGACATCCCGATCGGCATCTCGGGTCAGCTGACCCACATGTTCATCATCTTCGGGATGTGGGGACTCGCCGTGAAGGCCCCCCAGTTCTCGAACAAGGTGCGCATCAAGGTCGCCTAGCCTGAACTCTGGACGGGAGGGGCCTCCGGGTCCCTCCCGTCCGACACAGGAGTCTGTAGATGGCGCTCGACCTCACGCCTGAGAAGTACCGGACGATGGGCTTCGGCATCGACCTCGAAGGGATCGAGGACGTCGAACTCGCGTCCATCCTGTCGCGCGCCCAGTCCATCGCCTACGGCTACTGCGCCGTTCCCCGCCTCCCGCGCCCGCACTCCTTCCTCGGCGGCGTCATCACGCCCGAGAACCCGGAGGAGCACCGCTGGCGTCTTCCCGACAACGAGTTCGACCAGCCGCAGCGCCGCGTCTACCCGTACCACTGGCCGATCAAGTCGCTGGAGCAGCTGCGCATCTACGTCACGAACACCCAGTACATCAACGTCCCACCGTCCGAGGTGTTCGTCAACAACACCGAGCGGTACTTCGAGATCATCAGCCTCCTGCTCACGGGCTACGGCCTGTTCGGGCTGATCCTCCCGACGATGG